GACCGAGACCGCGCTCGGCACGATGATGTTGATGTTGCCGGTCAGGACGCCGAAATATCGCTGGATAAAATTGCCAGCCTGGGCCGTCGTGAGAGTGACATTGGCGCTTCCGCTGACGTCGAGGTTCAACTGGGTGAAAGAGAACTCGACGTTGCGTCCGCGGCCGACGGTATAGAGTCCGATGGCGCCAACGTGGATCTCGCAGCTTTCATTCGGGTTGATGTCGAGGGATAACTGGCTGTCGATCTCCTCGGTGCCGTTCGGCTGCAGCGTCCACGCCCCCGAGCCCTGGTTGTTGAACAGGATGAAAAATCCGTCCCCGAGCGTGGTGATCGGATCGAAAGACAATACGCCGCTGCCGACGGAGGGATCGACCACGAACATGGTAGCGCGATTCGCCGTGGTGATGGTCTGGTTGGCGACCAATAGTGTGACCGGATGATCCTGATTGAGAACGGATGCCAGCGCGATGAGCCCCTTGCCGGCGAGCGATGCTGCATCGGCTTGCGATGATCCGGCGCCGAAGGTGAATATCTGCCAAGTACCTGCGGCGGTGCTGTTGTCGGCCAGATAGACATAGACCGCGGCGCCAGGGTTGACGGTGGCGATCGCGCCGCCCGTGGAATCCAGCACAAAGAAGGAATCGGCGCCGATATTCTGAAACAGCTGATCCTGGAAAGCCGGCGCCTGATTGGCTGCAGGCATGGTGATTGTGCGGCCAGCGGCATCGGGCGTGACGCGGTTGATATAGGCGACAATGTCCGCGGTGTCCTGGTTGACCCATGGCCAGTCGAGCGTGATGTTCGACGTCAGGGCTATGATGTTGCCTGATGTGCGCGAAGGGTTGACCGGCGTGCCGGCGACGGCGTCAAAGGCGCTCATGTGGAAGCACTCTGCGTGCGGTCGGTCTGCTGCATGGCTTTCTCTCCCTCCAGCGCCGTCGCCGCCATCTTCAGGTCTTCGGTTCGCATCGCGATCTTGCCTGCGTTCTGCAGGAAGACTTCGATCTCAAGAAAGGCGGCGGCCTGTAGAACGGTTGGGGCTTTTTGCGTGTAGGCGTTGGTCTGGACGGCGTCGCTGAGTGGCGTCGGGGCTTGGTCGACAACGTATTGCACCGGATAGGCTGCTGCGGGCGTCGGGCCGAAGATCCAGGTATTCTCGTCGAAGTCGCCATAGAACTTCGGGATATTCGCCGTGGCCGGCGTCGGCCAGTAGGTCTGGATATACTCCTTGGTGCGGAGAAAAACAGGTTTGATGGTGCCGAAGCCAACGCCGGTCGCGACCATCATGCTGACGGTGTTGCGCCACAGGGCCGGCTTTGTAAGGAGTGGATTGGTGATCAAAAGCGCATCGTTGATCGTCTGCCGGCTCAGCAGGTTCTTGAACATCATCCCGACCTTGTTCTCGGCCCGCATGATCATGACCGGGATGTTGTTGTTGAATCGCGTATCGGTGACCGTGCCGCGCTGGGCATAGTCCTTCATGTTCTGAACGAGGGAGGTGTAGGTGAGGACGAAGGCCGGCATCAGGCCACCTGTGCGATGACAAGCGTCGAGTATACCTCAAGGTCGAAGCCGAGCGCATGCCCCTGGCCGTCAGACGTGCTGGTGGTGGCAACCTGCATCTGCAGTTCCATGTTTTTTGGCGCAGCGAGCGTTACCGCGCCGAACAGCAAGGAGTTTATCCCAATTCCGCCAGTGGAAGGAGATGCCACCCCGCCTGTGATCGGAGTCGTGCTATCGCTTGTGTTGCGCAAGCGGGTTTGAAAGCCGCCGCACGCCCATCCTGGCACACTGGCAAGAATCAGAAAGGTTCCTGTCGGCACCGCAAATACGCCTGCAGCTTGGCTCATCGTGATGGTGTCGAATACTTCAACCCAACCTGCATTGCGCTTGAACCACGAGCCGGAAGTCGCGGTCCCCGCGTTGACGCCGGAAGCCTGCTGCTCCTGATAGACTGCGACCTTGAGATTCAGGGCAAGCGCAAGAGTCGCGAGCGATAGGCCATAGCCGGCGCTGATTTCCTCGGCATCTCCGGCGCCAGCTGTCGTCCGGCCGAGCAAGCGCAGCGTCGTTAGGTTCTGCAGCTTGGCGTAGGTGACTGCGTCGTTGTCGATATTGGCCGTGGCGATACTGTTGAGAGTTGCCACGGTCCCGAGCCCGAGCGCGGTGCGCGCGCTGGTTGCGTCCGTTGCCGAGCCCGACGCGCCGCCGTTGCCGGCGTAACGGAACAGGCTTGACCAGAAGTTGCCTGAGCCGGCGCGGCGCATCAGGTCATCTCCACATACGATAGCGTGTAGTCGATCGACGCCGCGGTGTTGCCGTCGATGCTGATGCTGTCGCCGGTCTCAAGAATCAGCGGCGCGTCCTTGGACACGACCCACTCCGCTGCGCCGGCAGGAAGCGAGAAAGCCTTGCCGCCGATGTAGGCTGTGGCCGCCGCGCTGGTGTCCGTCATTCGGGCGCCAGCCGTGATGGTGCCAGCGTTGATGTTGGAGAGCGAGAGCCCGATGACGAGCGTCGTGGTCAACGCTGGCGCGGTGTAGATCGTCGTCGGACCTACTCCCAAGCCAGTCGCGCATTTCCCCTTGAGCGTCGTCGCCATCGGATTTCCCCTACCTCTTGGTCTTGGTCAGATTGAACCAAAGGTCGCGCGCAGCATTCCAATCGTGCCGCACCATGTAAAGTTGCCGCTCCTGGTTGAACGCCGCGATGTTGCCGTCCGGCGACCAGCCAATGACAAAATCGAAGTCGCAGCTGTAGCCGAAGACCGGATCGTTGGCGGCGTCGGCGTGCGGCGCATTGGCGTCGCGCCATTGCTTCCACCAGTAGTTCGCAGCCCAATCGAACATCGGCGGCCATTTGTGCGTCGGGTCGCCGTAGGCGCAGGCGTTGGAGCCGCTCGGCACCACGATGCTGGCTTTCGCGCCCCACTTGAGGATGCGGTAAAGCTCGTTGATGAAATGCACGCGCTCGGCCTGCTCCAGATGCTCGAAGAAGTGGCTGCTCCACACCTCATCGACGCTCTCGTCAGCCCATGGCCATTTCTGGCGCAGGTCGATGACGTGCTTCTGGCCGAAGTTGATGCGGTCGACGCCCTCGAATTCCTTGATGATCTTGCCGGCGGCGTCCTTGTCGACGCGCGGGTTCTTGCCGCAGCCAAGGTCCAGGTACAGCGGTTGAGGTTCGGTTTCAGCGATTGTAGCAGGCGATGCAGCGTTCAAATTGCCCTCCATCTGATTCACCAGCAGTAGTCCGCGGCGCTGTCATAATGCCCGACTTTGATCGAACAGTCGATTGCGCAGCGATAGCCGTGTTTTCGGAAGTCGGTCCACGCGTACAAATCCTGGGTATAAACGCCGACGCCCTGCGTCCCGTCCCCAGTCACGAACCACGGCCGGCGCAGGCGAGGGTCCTTGAACATCTCCATACGGAACGCCGTGAAGCCCATGCCGGTGCCGCAGCACTCAACCAAGCCGCCGTTCGGGTCGGGCAGCTGCGGCCGGAAATTCAGCGTCGGGTCCTTCGGGTCGCCCCAGATTTGCGCGCAGCCGCCCTCCCCCTTTGTGAAGTAGAGGCCGCCGATCGCCGCGAATTCCGGGTGGGCGTCCATCTGCTTCAAGAGGCGCACCATGCCGTCCGGCGGCGGGATGTTGTCATGCTCCACGCACAGCAGATATTTCCAGTCCGGCAGCTGCTGCAGGATGATCTCGATCGCCTGAGTGTAGGCGGCGCCGACTTCCATGGCGGTCGGGTAGAGCCACGTCTGCTTGGCATTTGGCATGCCATAGAGCGCCTTGAGCGCCGAATGCACCTTGATCGGGAGCGTTCCAAGGTTTGGCAACACGGCGACGCAGGAAAGATCCTTGTAGGCGCCTTCCTCGTGGAGCCGCACGACGGTCGCGTCGAGGTTGTTGTTGTGGTGCCCGTAGTCTGGCATGACGATCTGTGGTTTCATTTGCCCTCTCAGATATTGATGTTTCTGAAATAGACCTGCGGTACGCGGCATGTAGGCCCGGTGTTGACGATATTCGATATAGCGATAGACGATGGAAGCCCAGTGGTGGCAGCACTGAAGATTCCTCCGCCAATCGGGTATTGCACGGTGCTATTCAATGCCTGACCGATGTAAGCCTTACCCGAAACACCTCCAGTCCCGTTAGCGGAAGCAACAAAAAACCCAGGCTGCTGAGATAAAGTGAACCAGTTAGCATTCGTAGTGGTGCTTAGAAGAACTACGCCGATATAGTACTCACCAGGAGTCATGAACACATTGCCAGTGGCCGAAAAAAACCGATCTCCAAAGATTGAACCAGCAGAGTTGTCGCTGGTGTTAGTCCAAACGGCCTGCGTCGAGAATGAGGTGGCCAACGATAGCGTAGATGCGTTCCTAGTATAGATGCCCCATCGACCGGAGACGGCTCCAGCGTGACTGCTATTCGAGCTAGTAGAAAGGGAAATGAATAGATAAAGCTCAGCGAGGGTGGCGGTCACATAGTCACGAACGCTCATAGGGGCGAGATACAAAGCACTTTGACTGACAGTTTGAAACGCAGCAAAATTTGGGCCGTTGCCCTCCCAAGCCATATAGTGTTGCCGAGTGACTGCATTCCCTACAATAGTCGCAGTGCCGCCGTTCGCGTCAGTCGACTGACTCAGCGTGACGCCATTGGTGCCAGCCAATACGAGACGCGTGCCAGTGATCCCGGTCGATCCCGCCGTGTTGCCGAGGTTTGAAACACCGCCGCTGAAAGATGGCGGCACAGTGTAGCTCGCCGTCACTCGCGACGAGCCAGACATGCCGAACGTGATGCCGTTCGAGTTGGAGAACACCAGCGTGCCAGTGCTGACACTCTGCGTGCCGGCCGATACCCCAAACGGAGTTTCGGCAGGGAAGGACGCGCTCGCTGTCACCCGGCTTGAACCGCTCATGCCGAAGGTGACGTTGTTGGAGTTGCTGAAAACGAGCGTGCCGGTCGAGACCGACTGGGTGCCGGCGGATACTCCGAACGGCGTCTCAGGAACTTGGCTGGCCGCGCTGATCGTGATGGTCTGATTAGCGCCACCGCCTGGACCGGCGCCCCCCACCGAACTAACACTGAGGGTGATATTGTTGCCGCCGGCAAACACGACCTGACCCAAACCTAGAACATTGGTGCCGCCGGATGTGTTTCCAATGTTCGACACGCCGGCTTCTGCATAGAACGGTAGAATGGAGATAGTGCCGCCATTCGCATCCGTGGATTGGCGAAGCGAGACGCCATCGGTCGCTACGAATACCAATCTGGTGCCAGTGACTCCTGTGCTTCCGAGCGTGTTTCCCCCAGTTGACACGCCCGCACTGAACCCAGCGCCACCAGCGCCACCGAAGATCGATATCGTTCCGCCATTCGCGCCAGTCGTCTGGCTGAGCGTGATGTTGTTGGAACCAACAAATACAAGTTGCGTGCCGGTGACTCCGGTCGCGCCAGCTGTGTTTCCGTCCGTGCTGACGCCAGCCGAGAATGAACCGCCGGTGGGATTCGGCCCAACGATCGTGACGGCATTGCCGGCTTGGCTAAGCGTGATGTTGTTGCCGCCGGCCAACGTCATTGTGCCACTGCTGATCTGAGCGAGAACTCCGGATGTATTGCCAGCAAGCGTGACGTTATGGAGATTCTGAGTTTGCGCAGTTTGGTTGGCAGCGCTGACAGTGATCGTCATTGACCCGGCATTGGTGGAGCCGGACAAAGTCACATTGTTACCGCCGGCCAGCACCATGCGGCCGGTCACGACTCCGGTGTTGCCGGAGGTATTTCCGATGTTGCTCAAGCCATCTGAGAATTGTGCCGGGACGGTAGGAACCGTGTAGCTCGCGGTGATGCGCGACGACCCACTCATCCCGAAGGTGATGCCGTTGCTGTCAGCGAATACCGGCGTGCCGGTGCTGATGCTCTGCGTTCCGGCGCTGATGCCGAATGGTGTCTCGGGCGGTACAGTTGGAACCGTATAGCTTCCGGTCAGAGTGCCATTGCTGAGACCAAAGGCAAGTCCGTTGGAATCTCCAAAAGACACGGTGCCGCTGCTCTGCAGGGTCGTGCCGGCCGCAATGCCTTCGATAGCATTCAGGGTAATATTCGAGCCAACAAAATCCGCGATATCCTGCGCGCGCGGCGCAATGTTCTGCGTCAGTCCTTGTCGCCCGGCAAAGAACAAATCATTGCTCTGCAGCGGGACCGGCGCGCTGGATGGGTTGAGGGCGGTGAGCTTGCTGTTGCTCATCAGGTCACCACGGCATCAGTGTCTACGCGACGCCAATTGATCGTGTCCGCGTAGGCGCGCACCGGGCTGCCAACGAGCCCGAGGACGTCGATCTGGTAGCCAGCCGGGAACATGGCGGGGTCCGGCAACGTGCCGGTCATGTATTGCGGATAGTCCGACGTCTCCAGTTCCACGACGCCATCGCCGCTTTCCAACTCTGTCAGGTCGCCTTCGCCGCTCTCAAGCTCCAGGAAGGCCGGTCCTTCGCCGTTGTCATCCGGTCGCGGATGCGGCAACGGCGGTGGATCGGGCCGCAGGATCTGCTTCTGGAAATAGGCGTTCGGCCTATCCTCGCACTTGCCGCACACCATGAGACCTGTTTTCACAGGCGTCATGCCGCCGCGGAACTGCATATCGGGGCGCAAGTCGGAGTGCATGCACGGGAGCGAACATCTGTCACAAATTGCGAACCCTTCTGGATTATCAGTCCAGCCTGGGCGTATCCGTTTCCGCCTTCCGCGGTGTGTCACTGGAGACAGTTTGCTCATGGTTCCCAGCACCTTGCGTCAACCGTGATCGTGAGCGGCACACGCTCGCGGTCCTCGCCGATGAAGCGGGCATAGGAGTCGGCGGCCTGACCATCCAGGAAGGCCAGCCGATCTGGCGCATACTTGGTGGCCAGCCGCTTCGCAAGGCCGCTGGCAATAGCGTCAAAGGCGCGCTGAGGCGCGTCCAGCGTATTTGCGAATGCGCCGACGTCCTGGATCATCCGCATGATGTTGAGCCGTAGTTCGCACGTTGAGCCCGTCTGGAGCACGGGGTAGACATAGACCACGGGCGTGATGGTGCGCTGCAGATAGTACTGGTTCGGCCGCTGCGAGGTGCTGGTGGTCTTGTTCGGGATGCTCCAGTACTCGGTGCGGCTGATGGCCGACACTGAGAGGTCCGTGATGACGCCATTGACGGTCTGGCGCGTGAAGCCGTCGGTCACATAGATCGTGTTGATCGGCAGGTCGTAGTCCGCGTCGTTGGCAATCAGCGGGATGGTGTACTGGTAGATCTCGAACAGGTTCGGTCCCTGGTTGACCCAATCGCTGAACATGAACATGAGCGATCGATTGGCACTCTCCAGCTGCTGCGCGCTGATCTGGCTCGGGTCCCGGCCGCAACGCTCGAACGCCTCGGTGATGACGTCGACTGCCTCGGTATCGGTGCCGAAAGTGTAGGTGTTGCTTGTTACCATCTCAGTGTACCAGAACTTGCCTAAAAAACTCGTCCTGCATCGCCGCGATGTCGGCGCTTCCGAGCCCGTTACAGTGATAAGCGTCGAACATCTTACCTGCCGCATTAGCCGCAGTCCAATCGCCGCCGTTCGGTGCCAGATGCGTGCGCAGGATGGGCACGTTCTTGGACTGCGCCGTCGCGATCGCCGCGTTCACGATGCGGGTGAGGTTCGGCGCGGCGGCGCTGGCAGGATCCACGCAATTGCCGGTGCGAATGTAGACATCGCCGACCGCCTTCCACGCATCGATCGCCGTTGCGAGCTGGGCCTGATAGGTCGCGGTGGGCGTGTTGTCGTTGGCGTTGTTGATGACGGCGTTGATCTCGGTGCAGGTCGGATCGACGATCGGTGGCCAGTTCAATGGGTCGAACAGGTTCGCGTTCTCGATCCAGTTCGCGATGCGCGAACCGCCCCAGCCAGCGTTTAGCAAGTGGATGTAATTCTGCCCATTCGTGTAGCCGTAGCCACCCCAATACCGCACAGCACTGACGATGCTCGACTTGAACTCGATCCAGGTCGCGCCATCGCCGCATACGAGGACTGTCGAGAGCGGCGATGATCCCACGCCGCCGACTACACCACTGGCGCCCGTGCTATCCAGCCAAGAGACCTGAGCACCTGAGCCAGTTTGCCGGCTGAATAGCCGGAAGCGATTGAACGTGCCTGTTGGCTTCGTCCATCTGGAAGCGCCGGTCGTGGTGGGATGGTTGAATGTGCCGGCGCTATAGCCGTGTTCCGACAGAACGATGGTGCCAGTATTGAACACGAAAGCCGGGTCATATGCCTCAAATTCCGCGATAACGCTTTTGCCCGCCGTGCTGATTAAGCTCTCGCGATTGATCGTCGCACTGGGCAGGCGCGCGGCGAGCAATGGACCAAGCTGATACGACGGGGCCTCGGTGCGGAGCGTGCTGTTCTGTGCCGTGGTGCTGTCGCCGATGAAGTTGATGACGGCATTGCCAGCAAGCAGCGCAGCTTTCGTCGCGCCCATGTTGGCGGAAGTGATCCCGCTGACGCCATTCACAATGGACGATGCCATCAGGCCTGATGAGCCAAATGGCTGCGCTCCTATGCCTACAACGTCAGGGTTAACGATCCCTGGATAGATCGATAATTCATTGGTTGGCATTTCACCTCATCCCGCCTGGATGATGGTGAACGTGAAGGCGCCGTTGCCGCTGCTGCTGTTCATGACGGCGCGCACGAAACGCGGCGGGAAAGCGTAGTTGCTTTCTGCTGACGCCGTCACAGCAGCCAAGGTCGGGTGATTGAAAATATCGGTTGCGGCAGGCGCTGCTGCCTGGGCATCGACCGGCGTATCCTGCACGGTGACATTGGCGGTGGCGGTAATGATCAGCGCCAGCGTCATATTGGTCGGGTTCTTGTGCAGATCCGACTCATACCAGTTCGTCACGCCCGTGCTTGCGGTGCCGACGGTGATGTCGGTGCCGACGGGGCCACTCGCCGCAATCTGGGTGACGGTGGCGAACTGGTTGATTGTGGTGACTGTGTTGGCGTTGGGGCCGGCGATGATCTCGGTAATCGCCGTTCCACGCAGGTCGGTGCCGACGATGGCGAAGTTGACGAGACTTAGGTTCCCGGCGCTCGTCAGCGTGAGTTGGCGCTGGATGCCCGGCGACACATAGCGCGCTGTTGCGCCCGGCTGGACCGGCCCGATGAGCGCGCCATTGAGGATGAGATTGCCCGCCGCGCCAAGCTGCTGGGCAAGCGCAATGCCGTCTGCGTCAGCCGCCGGGAATGAGTACACTACTGGTCGCATGCCACGCTCCTATTTCAGCGCGGCATGCTCCGCGTCAGCGCCGCGCGCCGTTACGCTATGCCTGCGGAACTCCGTACAGGCCAACCTTGGTGTCGACGTCGAACAGGAACATCCACGCCGTCAGGCGCTTGACGCCATCCGCCGCGTCCGGCGTCGCAAAGGTTCCGCGGACGTCGTCGGTGGTCGTGGTCGCTGTCGTCGTGTCGCCCGCAGCAAAGGTGCCCGTGGTGATGAAAACGCTGTTCCATGCCGTCAGGACATAGTTGCGGAACAGTGCGCGATACGGCAAGCCGAAGACGTCTTTGTTGCCGATGCTCGCGTTGCCAGCCATGGCGGCGGACACAAAAGCCGACGTGATGGTCTTGAACGCCTTCTGGCCAACGACTCGGGTTGTGCCGTTGAATGCGATCAACTCCGACATGGTGATGCCGTAGACGTCCTTGCCGGTGATCAGAACCGTCTGGGTGGTGTCGCCCGCGTTGGAACTGACGATGTCCAGCGTGCGCGGGAAATCCATGGTGGCGATGCCGCCGGAAGCCGACGCACCGTTGATGGTGAGGAAGGCCGCGCCGGCAACCGCCTGGGCGGCGGCGACGGCCGTGAGGCTGAGGGCGGCCGGGACGATGTTGTAGGCAAAGATCGGCGAAGTGGGTCCGCCCGGCTGCACGGCGCTGCCGTTGTCGGCGAAGTTGTTGCCGACGCGGAGGGGACTTCCGACGTGAGTCATTCCCATGGGTCGCTCTCCTTACGCCGCGCCCTGGCTGCCCCAGCCGGCGCGGAAGTTGCTGGCGCCGAAGCTGTACCGCTCTTCCGCTTTTGCTTTCAAATTCGACGTATCGAAGTCTTGGTACACGTCGGTCTCCAGCGGATCACGCTGGTAGTACTTGAAGCCGGCGTCCGCATCGGTCATCAGGAACCACGAATTGGTGTCCGTCAGGTACAGGTTCACCCGGTAACCCTGCGGCACTGCATCGGAGTTGTAGATGGCCGAGATGTCGTTGTTCGCGGTGTCGGTGCGGAACTGCGAGTTGAGCAGTCGGCTGGCCGTCCACTGCAGTTCGGTCGGAACGATCAGCTTCTTTTGCTTGATGTTGCACTTCAGGCCTGCCTGATCGCGGAATCGCTGGACGCCGTTGATGGCATCCTCCAGCGACGTCTCGTTGAGGTCCGCCTGCACCGAGAAGGTGTTGGCCACGACGCCGCCGTCGATCGGATGGCTGATGGAGAACACGGGCTGGCCATCGCCGATTGGGAAGTTGGTATCGAAGCCGTTGTTGAGGACCGCCGCGCCAAGGGTCTCCTTGGTCTGCATCATCGAATTCTTGAGCGCCTTGGCCTGCAGCGGGAACTGCGCCTTGTACAGGTTGTCCCGCATGGCGTTCTTGGTGATGATGAAGCCGATGCCCACGTTGCGGTGGTAGTAGTTGGTGACGTACCGCTGCCCCATGCTGTCGTAGCTGATGGAGGCGCCTTCCGCCTTGATCTGCGCCAAGCCCAGCAGCTTGACCTCGACGTCGATCTCGACCGCCATGTCGGAGGTATGGCGCTCGAAAATCTCGGTCCATTGCGAAGGCCACTGCGGGTAGTCGCCGAACACATCGGCGAGACCGGGCCGGAGCAACGCCTGGATGGATGAGGTGTTGATTGGCATGTTGCGTTCTCCCGATCAGACGCCGGCTGTGCCGGTGCCGCCCTTCATGATGTGGTTGTTCCACGTCACGAGCCAGACGGCGAAGTTACCCACGGGGTTGCCGGGAATCGGCGCGATGTCGAGGATCTTGAGGTTCAAGGTCGCGGTCGTGGCCTCGGACGCGTTGTTGATCGAAACGCGTGACTGGCCGCCGCCAGCCGCTGAGCCGGCGTTGACCACGAAGTTGATGTTGAGGTTGCGATCGGCGAGGGCGAGCGGCGTGCCGGCGCCAGTGCCGGCGGCGTCGGTCTCCTGCACCTCCATCACAAGGTCCGGCGAGTCCATGACCATCGCCTCGACCACGGTGCCGGTCTTGACGGTGGTGCTCGCCGGCCAGTAGGGGCTGAAGATGAAGCTGCTGCCGTTGGCCTGCGGCGCGACGCTCTGGTACTTGCAGCCGACGAAAAGGCCAAGGCACGCCGCGCCGGCCACCCCAATTCCGATGGTGCCATCGGAAAGCATGGTGACGGGGTCCCATGTGAAGATGTTGGTCGCGTAGCCGCTCGCGATGGCGTACTGGTTCTGTGCCTCGGACGTTGGCGCCCCGCTCTGTGTGCGAGTCGGCCGGAGCCCAAATGGTGCGTTGACACCGTTCATTACGGACCTCCAAACGCCGAATAGCGCACTGGCTGAGCCGTGCGCCGAAAGGCGGTTTCATTTCCGGGTTTTTCAAACGCTCATTCGAGCGGACCAGGGCGCAGGACGTACCCGCGGGAGGCAGTGCCTCGTTTGGTTGGACCGGATGCTAGACACGAAATTAACCGCGCGTCAAGCGTTGTGACAAATCTGAAAGCAAAACCGGCGCCAACGCGGCGCCGGTTCCTGATTCGTACTCGTCGATTACTCTTTGAACGCAGCGTTCGACTTGCTGGTGACGCGCTCGATCTTCAGGTCATTGGCGTCGACGACTCGCGCGCCGAGTTGCTTGTTGGCATTGTCGCGTTCCGCCCAGTTGACCGACTGCAGGTCTTCCATCGTCTCGCGCGTGACGGCTTCCCGGTCGGCATCGATGTCGACCTGGGGCTTGCGGCAGAGGATCTGGCCGCCGCGCCGGATGATCGTCGGTGCCTCGCGACCGGGCAGCGTGATCTGCACAACCATCTTGGGATAGTCGCTCGCCGCGATCGGCGCCCATCCATTCATCAAGCGCGCTTCCACGTTGTTGTCGAGTGGCTGGTTGTGGACGGACATGGCAATCCAGCGGATGCCGAATCCCCGCTTTGCCTCGGCCGCCTTGATCTCGGCCGGGACGTCCAGCTTCTTGCGATGCGTGACTGCTGGCGCCTCGCGCGCCTCCGCGTCGCGGTTGGTCATGTTGCGCGACTGCGCTGTTCTGCGTGCCATGGCTATTACCCTCCGGCTTTCTGTTTCTGGATCTCTTTGTCTCTCAGCACCTCGCGCGCGTAGCGCACCTCGGCTTCGGCGTAGGTGTACGGCTTGTCGGTTTTCGGGTTTTTGCCGTAGGCTCCTTGGTCGACCATGCTGCGCACAAAGCTGCGCTGATCGCCGTTCAAGGTGATCTTGTTGCTGTTGGCGCTGGGCTGGTGCTGGGTGCCGTTGGACGTCGAGCGATCGGAGACCTGTCGCTGATCTGCGCCCATCTTCGGCAAGCCGCGCTTGGGCGTCTCGGGTTCTTCTTCGCCGCCGCCATCCTCCCATTCATGATCGGGGAACACCTTGCGCATGTGCTGCTCGATGTTCTCGTAGTAATCGGAGTTGCCGATCTCGTCCTCGCGGCCATCCTGCTTCATCTTGGCCTCAAGTTTGCCGGCATAGCGGCGGGCAACCTGATGCATGTCCTGGTCGAATTCACCGCTGTTCGGGACGAACCACGGGCTGCGGTCAAGGAAGTCCTGAAGTTCCGGCGTGACGCGCTGCTGCGGCTTTTGTGGGTCCGCCTTGGGCTTCGGTTCGTCCTTGGCGCGCTGCGCTTCGCGCTCCTCCTTGGTCGGCTCCGGGTGCGACCGCTTCCATGATTCGACGCGGGCCTGTTCGGCGCCCCACTTGGCGACTTCCGCGGTGGCGTCGGCGATCTTGTCGGCGTCGCCGGCATTCGTGGCCGCGACCATGTCGGCCTTGGCCTGCTTCAGCCGGGACTCGACATTCTCGGCGTGATTGTTGAACGCGGCGCGGTCGGTGACCTCCAGCGTCTCGTTCGTCTTCTTGAGAGTCGCCTTCAGTTCCTCGTTCTCGCGGTGCAGCCGCTGCGCTGTGGTCTCAGCCTCGGCTGCCCGCGCGGTGATCTTGTCGATGCGGGCCTGGAAGCGACCCGATTTTGGTTTCTTCTCAGTCGGCTCGGCGCCCTTGTCCTTGACTTCGGCCGCGGTGCCGCCGTCGTCGGTCAGGGTGATCTCGATCGGCTCAAGCGGCTTGTCGGCCTCTATCTCGATCGTTGTCTTGTCCGGCTGCTCCGCAGCCTTACCCTTGTCCTGTTCACCTGCCATGGTGCCCTCCTAGTATTTGATCGCTGCGTTGATGTTCTGGACGTCGGTCGGGTCTTCGATGACCGACATAATCTTGTCGTCAGGGATGATGCCGAGCGCGACGCCGCGATAGCTGAATAGGTGCGCCTCATAGCGCGGGATAGTGACCCAGTCGCCGACACTGCACCATTTCCCCTCCGGGAATCGCTCGCTACCGTCGGCGTTCTTGCCCTTGTAGGCTTGCGGGCCGATGCCAACGACCAAGCCGGCGACCGACTGGAATCTATCCTCGGCCTGCGACTGCTCGGGGATGTAGATCTTGCCCTCGGTGCCATCGTCGCGCTTGACCACTTTGATGTGGTCCGGCCGCACATAGATCTTAATGGCGATGAGATAGCCGCACACCTTGGCTCCGAACGGTTTCCCGGTCAGGTCGATAAACTGCTTATCGATCAGTTCCTTGGCCTCGCGCTCCTCGTGCGGTAGCACATAGCCGAACGCGCCGAGTGTTGGCGCATCTAACTTCGGAGGTGCCGAGAGTTTGCAGCAAGGACAATATAGATCCTGTCCTCTCTCCTCCATAACGGTCCCGCAGTCAAAGCACTTGACTGAAGATAGCGCCACATTGCCCTCTGCCATGCTAGTAAACCCTCTCATTCGGGTCCGGGACGTCCATCGGATCGTCCTCGGATTCCTCCATCGACGACGGGTCGACGATCCGTTTGTACTCCTCGTCCAGCACCTTGATCGCGTACATATAGGCGTCGATCTTGGCGTTGATCTCCACCGTGCGCGCGCCGATGAACTCCAGTGTCGGGGCTGGCTCGAATCGTCCATCGGCGTGCAGCGTCGCGGGGATGAGCCTGTTGCCGCGGCTGATCGCGATGGACGCATTGCACAGCGCGACCAATCGGTTGCGCGCATTCTCGCGCAATGTCTCCATCGTCATTTGCGCGGCTTCTTCATCGCATCGCTGAGGCGCTTGGTGCCGGTATCGGCGGCGTTGAAATCTTTTGCGACCTTCTGCGGGATTCCGACTCGTTTGGCGAAGGCTGGAGAATGGGCCGCTGCCGCCATCGTACGCGCCTGTTTCAAACTTCGCGAAGGCATTGTCAGTCCTCCTTTTTGCCCTTGAACTGAATCCAGTCCATGATGCCGATGGTCTGTGCTTCGTATCGGCCGAGCACCGAATTACCTGCGCCGTGCACCCTCGACCACACTTCTCCGGTATCGAGATGCTTGGTCGCACACACGATGAACCCGGTGATGTCATCCGGTAGTTCATCGACCCATTGGTGCAGCTGCTGCTTGGAGTAGGTTCGGTCCTGCTCCGCTCGCTCCGTCTTGACGACGGCCAGATTGACCGGTTCGCCCATCGGGCTAGATCACGCCGCCCTTGAACCGGGTCTTGGGCGCCTTCGGCGCGCCGCTCGCGCTCATCTCGCCCTTGCGCTGCTTGGCCGGGCCGCCCATGGCCATGCACGCGCGTCCGCCCTTCTTCATGGCCATCTTGCCGGGCATCGGGCGCACTGGATTGCGGCTCATCATGGTCTTCGGGTCCTTGCGGATCATGGTCGATTCTCCTGCTTTGCCGCCGTGTCTCATCGGGGTCAGCGGTTGCCCCTTGTGCAATGCTCGTTCGTGTTTGTGGACGGCGGTTGCGGGCGTCAGAGATTTACTCGCTCTCGACACTGGCGCTCTCCTTGTCCGGCGGGTTCATGATCTGATGCGTCTTGGCCTCGGTGTGCTCGATATCGGCAAACTGCTGGCCAAGCTCCAGGATGCTGCGCACGTAATCGGCCGGCGGTATCTTGTTGTCGGCGGTGTTGGCGGCGGCGTCCATGGCATTCATGCGCTCGTCGCTGCGAATCTTCATTTGCTTGGCGCGGAAATCGAGCGTGGCCTTGTAGGACGCGACCTGATCCTTGCCCTTGGCGATCGCCAGCTTGTTGGCGATGTCAGTCGCCTCGTGTTCCAGCTGAGCGCGGATGATGTCGTCTGGCTTCAGTTCCTCGCCCTGCTCCTTCTTCCACTGCTTCATGGCTTTGGCGACAAGGACGGCGATCTGGTTCTCGATCTCCGGCGGCAACGGCGTGCCCGGCGGTGGCAGCGGCTGGCCGATGATGGCCTCGATCTGCTGGCGCATCTGCATACCGACGTGCTCGGCGATGTGCGCCTGCATCGATGGCACCTCGCCTAGAGCCGAATGGACCGCGATATGCGCCTCGTGATCCTGGTAGATCGCGGCTTTCAGCGGGGCGCCCATGATAGCGGCTTGGTTCTCTGTCAGCGGGTCGGTTGGCTGGGCCTGCTGCGGCTCTGGGAGGATGAGATTGATGGCCTCATCGCGCTCGCCCATCGACCGATAGACGTCCTTGTACAGTTCGCGCAGGTTGTGGATCTGCGGGTTCTGCATGCCAAGACGCAGCTTGGCCTCGGATCGGATGATGCGCTGTGATTGGGTGACAACGTTCGGGTCGGAAACCGGGATGACCATCACGTTCGGCGCAAAGTCCGACTTCATGATGGCGCTCTCGCCGCCCGGCACCGGGAATGGATAGGGCTGATTCTCCGGCAGGTTCTCACCGAATAGCTCGGCGGTCATCTGCAGTTCCTGGCTGAACGACTTGTGGAACAGCTGCAGCGACGCGGAGGAAATCCGGTTGGCGCTCTCCAGGAGCGCCAGCGTGGTGCCAACGGGCGCGTCCTGGCGTCCATCGCCGACGGATAGCTCGGTCTGGCTGGCGACGCCCTTGCCGCGCTCGATGACGTGCTTCAGCGTCAGCAGCGGCACCTGGGATAGTTCCTTGTAGGGCATGACCATGACGGCTTGCTGGATGGGCAAGCCGCCCGTGTCGATCTCGCGGAACTCGGTTGGGCCAATCTGCTTGTTGTTGTCCTCGAATCGCATGCCCTTGACGCGGAGACCGCCGGGGAACATCGACAAGGTCTGGCTATCGATGATCTGGCGGGTGAGGCTGGTGCCGGTCATCGCCGTGTTGCCGAGCACATGCGCATAGCCGAAGCCATAGAATCCGGTGCCGGGTAGGAATTTATAATGCACGAACTGGGTGCGCTTGGTGAACGACTCATCGCCCTGGCGCCAGTTGCGATAAATCGCAAGGCAGCGCATCGACTCCTTCTCGATCACGACGCGGTAGGGAATCGGGAAGCCATCGGGACTGTCTGTGCCGGACACGACTTTGCCAAGGTCCAGGTCGACCTCGCAGTCATAGATGTCGAACACCTCGTCGCCGCGCCATTGCGTCGGGAGCGTGGTGCCCTGGCTGATGTCGATCTGCTGCTTTAGCGCGTCCTGGCTGGCGGTCAGGCTCGGCTCCAACAGTTCCGTGTCGAGCCATATGCCGCGCAGCTGACGCATCTTGATGTCGCGGCGGCTCATGTGGCGCACGCGCGTCAACCGCTGGGCGTCCTCGATCGTCACGGTGGAGTAGGGGACGATGAGATCCTGCGGCATGACGAAGGGCGCCACGGGCCGCTTGCGGATAGGGTCTTGATAGACCTGCTTGAACATGGAGCCGACAAGCGCAAGCCAGAAGATCGCCTGATCCATGTCGGGGTAGTATTCGGGCGCCAGCTTGGTGAGGTAGAGATTCATCCAATCCTGGATGCGCTGCGCCCGCTGCTCGGTCTCTGGCATGGATGAGCCGATGATCTCGGTCTTGCATGGCCCCTTCGGCGGCAATACCTCGGTATGGGTGACCGCCCAAAACCTGATGACGGCCTCGGCCATGATCGGATCATAGACGCCGCTCGCGCCA